AATCATATCTCCAGCTTTCAATGTGCTTCCTGCATATGGGCCCTTCTTCTTAATAAGAGGACCATTAGGAACTTTTGTTATCTTACCACCTTTACGTAGTACACCAGGACCTACATATGCTGTAGCTTTCTGAGGATTTAACTTAGACATTATTTCTTTTTATTAGATTTAGCAATTTTCTTGAATGTAAGAGCTAGAGTCTTGGCTTTGCCTGTGCAGGATTTCTTACTTATTGGTGTACATTTACCTTCTGTACCACGTTTCTTGATAGAAGCTGCAGCTTTCTGCATCCACATACCATCTTTAGCTTTAGGTGTAATTTTAACACAGTTATTTACTGTCTTATTTCCTTTCTTCTTTGTACCTTGTTTAGCATAACCTTTCCAGCAACTTATTTTTTTAGCTGTGGCCATGATTTAACACTTTTTACCTTTGGTCATTTTGCCACCCATTTTCATTTTGGTAGCTCCAAGTTGTTTGTCTTTAGTTAATGTAGCTTTTCCTTTAGCTCCTGCTAATGTTTTCTTTTGAACTTTTGTAAATGCTCCTTTAGGATCTACAGGACCAACTCTTTTGTTAGAAGCTTTAAGTCCAGTTAGACTTCCACCATTTTTCATTTTAGTTTTATCAGCTAAAGATCTATATTTTTTAGAATTAATCATATCAGGATCTTTTTTAAATTTCTTTGCAGCCAATTCATTATATTGTTTCATGTTCTTATTATCTTCATCAATATTAGAAGATCTTTTAACATTTTTTAATTCTTTATTAACTTGAGAATAAACTTTTTTTCTTGATTCAAAATCTAATGAATCAGCAGTATTAGAATACTTATCTTTAAGAGATATTTTCTTACCACCTTGTGCCTTTTTAATTGTTGCCATAGCGTTTAAATGTTATATTGGGTTTAACGATTATATCTTTGTGAGTGTATTGCCACATCTCACCTGTATTGTCTATTATAATTGTATAGATGGTGTCTGTCTCTGGTCCATATTCTGTAACAAGCCATATTATCCCATCTCCCTTGGGTGTTGTAACATCTATTCTATTCTTTGGTTCGTATATTCTCATAGAGAAGTGCTTTTGTTCTGGAACACCTGTTATTCTTCACCCAACAGGTATGTTAATGTTAATCTACAACTTGCATTGTAGGAGCTTCTGTAGGATTTTCTGAGACTTCCTTAATGATATCAGCTTCTACACCTTCTATCATTAATCTCTCAACCACTTCGTTAGCTTTAACCATCAATTGAAAGCGTGCTGCTTCTTCTGATGATAAATAAGATCTAACTGTGTTTAGAATTAGACCGAAATCTTGTCCTGAGATAGTGAATGTGTCTTCAGGAGTCCATGTGTACTTTTTAGCAGGATTGTAAGTTGCCATAATAAATTGGTTTTTAAAAAATTAACAGTAAAAGTAAATAATGTTTTTGTAATAAACAAATTTATTTAGTACGTTTTGTTTAATATAAATATATCACTATAAATAGAATTACTACCACTAGTAGATCCCCATTGTACAGTGAAATTTAATGTATTGCTAATTGTTGTATTGAATGTTGTATTGTTTACAACATTAAAACCAAATCCTTGAACAGAAGCATTGTTAGTTTTTGTGTAATGAAAAGATCCTAATGATACGATAGATGCTACAGTAGCAGCTCCAACTTGTCTGATTGTAAAATCAACATTTAAACTCCATACATCATCTACAATACTACTTCCAAGATCTTGTATACCACTATCTAAAAGAATAACAGAACCAGCTTTTAATTTAATTCTAATAGTCTGGTTATTTGCAGCATTCATAACACCACCAAATACAGCTCTAAAACTATCCCCCACTTGAAATCCATTTGCAGGAACAGATAAACTTCCTACTCCTGTACCTATTAATGTACTTTCTACTATAGTTCCTGTTACAGGTGTTGAGTTTGCTGTTTGAGCAAACAAACTAGTAGAAGGAGCAACAGGTCCTTGTATACCTTGTACCCCCTGAATACCCTGTTCTCCTTGAGGTCCCTGTATTCCTTGAATTCCCTGATCACCTTGTGGACCTTTTATATCTCCAGCATCAAACCATGCTGTGCCATTCCATGTCATAAGGCTACCATCAGATAAAAGAATCCATGCATCACCTATATTAGCTCCAGGTAAAGAACCTGCACCAGCATTAAATGCTGCTAAATCTGCATATGAACCAAGAATTGTAACAGAATTACCTGCTGTTCCTTGTTCTCCTGTTTCACCTTGTATTCCTTGATCTCCTTGTACTCCTTGTATTCCTTGTGGGCCTTGCACTCCTTGAGGACCTTGTGGACCTACTATTTCAGAAGCTGTATCCTGTACAAACTTTGTTAAATTAAGCCATCCTTTGTATCCTGTACAAGGTTTACATAATTGCTCCCAAAATCCAGCTTTTATAAATGTTGCCATTATTGTTCTAAATTTATTTCAAATGTTATTACACTTGATTATTGTTATGATTACTTATATATTTTTTAGCATTATCTAAGTACTTAACACTATCTCTAAAACAGCCTAAACCTCTATTACAAGAAGTGCATAAAAGTCCTCTGTTTTTTCCTGTTAAATGATCATGATCTACAGCCAAATTAATAGTCTCACCTGTTTTTTTATTAATAGTTGTTTCAGGATTTTCACAAATTGCACAAACTCCTTTTTGTTTATTTAACATTTCATTATATTCTTCTAAGGTTATTTTATATTTCTTTTTTAACCAAATTGTTTTATAATATTCAGCACTATATTGTTCTAAATGTAAATGTTTTTTTCTTCTAGTATATACATTATACTTTTCTATATTATTATAATATTCTGCAAAAGAAATTTTATTCTTTTTACATATATATCTCATTCTATGATATTCAGGAGATCTAGTATCAAAACCGTGTTGTCTTACCATTTTAGTTAATTGTTATTTCAAAACTGATTACTGAACTTGTCTTTATTGATTTACTCATGTTTATTCTTATTTTAAACATATTACAGAATTTCAATATTTCTTCTATAACCATATTGTTATACATAGGAAGACTACATGCTATTCTGAATCTATAGCTATCTGAGAGTTTTGTTATCTCTAAGCTACATAGTTCATCAACAGAAGAAATAACACCTTCCAAATGTGCAAGAAAGACTTCATCATTGTCTTGCATTATTTTAGGAAAGTGTTTTCTGTTTATTTCCATTATAATAGATATATTAATGATGTATCATTATTTCTAGTACCTATTAACTTAGCTCTAAGTGTACTAATTGGTATTCCAAATCTATCAGAAGCTTCTTTTCCAGAATTAAATATTTCACCAGTAACTGTATTAATTACTTTTCTTGATCCTGGATTTAAACTTCCAATTCTTTTTTTATTTGATTCTGATATTGCTAAACTTGTTTGTTTAAGTATTTTTATACCTTTTACACCATGTGATTTACCTTTATTAGACTCAGATATTTTTAGTTTAGTTTCTTCTGAAAGTACTCTACCTTTACTTGTTTCTTTTATTTTAGCTTTAGTTTCATCAGATACTTTTCTACCTAATGCTTTTTGTCTAATTTTTTCTTTTGTTTCATCAGAATGAAAAAAGTAATTATTGTTATTAACTAAAATATTGTTATATTCTGGTTTATGTATTTTAATCCACTTATTTTCTCTAATCACTCTAGTTTCAGGAGTAGATATTCTCTCTACATGTAATAATGTAAAATTTTCTTCTCCATATTTGTTCCAAGCTGCTTGTAGGTGTGAATTAGGATGCTTATTTACATTAAGTAAATTTCGATGACTGTTAAATCTTTTCTTAATATTAATGCTACTACCTATATAAATATGATTGTTTATATTATTCTGTATAATATATATTCCACAATTTCTAAGTGTTTTTATTTTAAGCTCTCTTTCCTTAAGACCTTCTTCAGAATAAAAGAATTCTTCTGTTTGCATATTGCTACGTTAATGTTAATCTATATTTTATTTGTGCAATACTTCCACTTAAAGATTGACTGATGTTTTCTATATCAGGCATATTTGATGACTTTCCATATTCTTCAAGTTGTTTAGCAAACTCAATTACTTGAGTTGCTAATACAGTAGATGTCCCTGTAGAATAATCTTTTATAGGATCTATTTTAAAAGATTTAATTCTTTTACCTTGATAACCCATTATTTTTTCTACAATCTCATCTTTTAGAGAGAATAAAAGTTCATACATTTCTCCTAAAGCAGTATGTTCAAATCCTCCAAAGGTTTGCCAATGGAGAAGATGTGCTTGTAAGTGGAAGTAAGTAAGTTTGGCAGCAATACTTTCTAATGAAAGTTCACTTCCTTTTGATTCCATCATTTCGTCTGGAAATAGGGATTTTAGTGCCATGTTGTTTAGTTTTAAATATTATCGTGGTGCTGTAGTTGTTGTAGTGGTAGTAGGAGCAACAGTAGTAGATGTAGTGGTGGTTGTATAATTACAACACTCCTTAGCATCTATTTCTTTCCAGTTACCTACAGCAGGTTTAAATGCTTGTACAATTAAACTACTTGATATAATACGTCCTGAACCATCAAAACGTACAAAAGCTTTAAGCTTGTTATTGTTATTTCTTGCCATGATTATCCAGGTGATGTTGTTGTTGTTGTAGTAGTTGGTGCTTGAGTAGTGGTAGTAGTAGTGGTACTAAGGAAACAGCACTCATATGCATTTATTTCTTTCCACTTACCCACCTTTGGCTTATTTTTTCTTAGGATTAAGCTTCCTGCAACTATTCTGCCAGATCCATCGAATCTAACAAAAGCCTTTAAAGGTCTTGAATTAATGCTTCCCATTTATTTAAATTTAGGGTTAATAGTCTAGGTTGTATTTTTCTTTTATTTCGTTTAGCTTAATGGCATAAAACCATGTGCAATATTTTTTTGATTCTTCATTGTTAATTATCATATCTAAGCTAGCATCTTTTGTTGGATCACTGCCCATATGATATTTTCCTTTATAGAAAGCTGGATAACCATTTCCTGTTTCAGAAACTATTCCTGCATTATGAAAGATTGTATGTGTATCAAGTTTTGATATAGGATCTGTAGCCCATGCAAATGCTAATTCTGGAACCACCTTTGTTTCTCCATCTCTCATCCATATGTTCCAAAGAACAGCCCACATATCTGCACACCAACTTTGGTATCCTGCATTCTCATCTTTAAAGAATTCTCTATTCACTTGTTGTAAATAACTTCTTATAAGAATACAATCATTCATCACCTTACTCCAGAAGTTTGCATCTATGTTCTTTAATAGATATTGTGCTCCTCCTGAATGATCATTGTTAGCTTCACAAACTTCTCTGCTTATCCCTACAACACTTGCAATTTCTGCAAGAACATCTCTATTCTTATATTCTTCTAACTTCTCTGGTAACACTTGTGCTATTTTGCTATCAAAATAACTAGCATTAATATAACTGTTTGTATCAGATAGGTAGTTAATGTCATCCTCTAAGAACTGATCAACATTAAAGTCTTTCATAAATAGAATATCACTATCACAATAGAAAATAGCTTTTTCTTTTAGTTCTGGATGCTTCTTAAAATGTTTCCAAAGAACATATGGTCTAAGAACAGGAATGTATATTCCTAACAATTGACTTAAATTATCTTCATCTCCATAGTAATGAAACTCTGCTTCTGGATACAAATTTTCTATTTGTTTCCACTTATCTGTATTCTCTCTCCCTTTAGCTATAAAGATAACATTAATAGCTTTATCGCTATGTCCTATTTCTTTTAGGCTTTCCATCCAAAGATTTACTTGCCATGTATAATATAAATCGCTTGGGCAAGCTTGGATAAATTTTAAATCTTTCATAATGTAGTTGGTTTTATTTTTGTTTTTATTTTAAGCTACTGTTGTAGTAGTGGTAGTAGTTGTACAGCCACCAGCCATTACACATGTTAATCTTTCCAATTCTTTTGATATGTACCATAAGAGATTACTTTGTGTACTCCAACCTATTTGTTTTGATGGTATTGCCATTTCTTTATATTTTTATTAAACTATAGTTAATATTCCTCCACTATTCCATACAGCACCGCTTGGCAAACCTACAGGAGTTGTTGGGATATTCATAATTGAAAGGTTATTTACAAATGTTGTATCAGCTCTATTTGCTTGTATACTATTACCTACAATCATTGCATAAGAAAAACCATAAGTGTCATTACTGCGACCCCCTAAAATAGCAGAGCTATTTCCATCAGCAACATTATCACTACCACCACTAATTACTGAATGTGCACCTGAAGCATTATTTGTTTTACCTCCACCAATAGTCGAGCAATAACCATTAGCTTCGTTACCATATCCTCCGCCTATTGTTGAATGACCATAGGAAGCAATGTTTGAGCAACCACCACTAATTACTGAATAGTTGCCTGAAGCAGTATTCCCACTACCTCCACTAATTGTAGCACCACTACCACCTGAAATATTATATCTACCACCTCCAACAGTTGAGTATGAACCTGATGAACAATTACTATATCCTCCACCTATTGTTGTTGCATCACTAGAGGCAGTATTGTTATAACCTCCGCTAATTGTTGAACGACCAATTATTACTGAATTATTATAACCGCCACCAACTGTTGTATAAGCACCAATAGAACAATTCCTAGAACCACCACCTATTGTTGAATAAGTACCACTAGAAGTATTACTAAATAAACAAGGTTCTATACCTGTTCCGTTAGCATTATATTTGAATGGACCTTTAGGAGCATTTCCTGCCACTTGTGTTAAATATTGTAATTGTTTGGCAATTTGCCATAATAGGTTTGATTCTGTTCCCCATCCTATTTGTTTACTTGGTATAGCCATTGTATTTAATGTTTAAAATAACAAAAATATAATAATTATTTGTTACTTGGTTATTTAGTATATTAAGTTTTATAAGTAAAAAAGTTATTCTTCAATAACTTCTTCAATTACTGTATAAAATTCTTTTGTTTGAAAATTATAATAATTACCAAATGGTATAGCTTCAATAATTATTTCATTTTCAGCAATTTCCATATTGTTAAAAAAACAATATAAAACTTTTCCTGTCTCTTTGTCTATTACTGTTTTCATTAGTTTGTCATTACAAAATTAGATTGAAATATTGAGTCTGTTCCAACAGATAACTGTAATGACGTGAAAAACCAATTATTAACAGCAGGATTAAAAGTACCTACACTTATAGCACCAGCAGTGGCTATTACATCTGATTGTCTTGATAAAGAAAATAGCATACCTCTAATATTTCCACCTCTTAAAGTAAATCCTAATCGTTGCATAATACACCATAGTTCAGTTATACCTGTAGTATATGTTGCTATTACACTTGAACTAAGAAATGCTGATGAAGATCCCACTCTTACTCTCATTGTGCATGTTCCTAATATTCCTGTTTTTTCAGCTAAAAATGGAATAATTTTTATTGCATCATTAGAAGAAAAAGTATTTGCTGCTATAAAATAAGTTCCTTGTAAAGTTTCTCCTGTTCCTGTTACTGTAGAATATTGAGTTTGGTCTTTAATAATAAACCTAACAGGTGTATATCCTAAAGCATTTTGTTTGTTATTAAACGTAGTCCAATCTGCAGCACTTAATGCTCCTCTATTTGTGGCTGATGCTGTTGGAACATTTAATGTTATTACAGGAGTTGTTGTTCCTGTTGCTACAGATGATGATAAATCTGTTCCTGTAGTTCCTAATGTAAGAGCAGCAACTGATGTAACTGTTCCTGAAGGTATAGTGGGAAATGCAGCTATGGAACCATCTCCTCTTATATAATCACTGATAGTTCCTGTAGGTATAGGATAATAAACAAGATCATATGTTGGTTGTCCATTAGCCCATACAACATTTGGATTAGGATAGGTTCCGGAAAGATCACCACCAGCAGGTCCTGTAGGACTTCCTCCACTAGTAACTCTTTTTATATGTCCAAACTTATCATATATAAGAACTCCACCATCATCGGTGGAAGTATTCCCATCTTTATCTAATACTTGTATCATTGTATTTCTGTAGCACTTATATAAAATGTAGTTCCAGGAACATCAGATAATAGCTCTATGAAGTTATTTAAGTTTAATGTATAAGTTTGTGTATCTCTTAAAGTTTCTTCTGCATTCAATTCAAAAGTATATAATAAAACTTGTGAAATACCAGAAGAAGTCATGTATCTATTAAGTGTAAATACATAATTAGAAATAGGATTATTAATAATAATTGTATTAATTACTAATGTACCAATGTTACATATTATTCTGGTGCTTCCATCTAAAGCTACATTTCCTTGATATATTACTTCCATTATCCTTGTCCATTATAAATCTTCTTGTATTTCTTAGAAGATTTAAGTTTAGATGTTTTAGATTTAGCGTGCACACCTGGTCTGCTCACTTTAATCTTAACTCTTTTCTCTACTGCGTTGGTTGGTTTTGCCATTATTATATAGTTTTTAATTGGAAATGCATACCATCTTTTCTAGTCCAGGTTCCTCCCCAATCAAATCCTGCATCTGTAAAACATTTTACAAACCCTGCAGATAGTTGTGGAGTTTTATGTAAACCATTCCATGCTGCATTAACATCAATTGCTATTCCCCAAGAATGTAAAGACATACTTGTCAATCCTCTTTTTTTTCTTACATTGAAGCATCCATCCCAAGTCTTTAGTTCATTGACTAATTTTCTATCTATTAGGTTAGTGAATGCTTTGATTAATGGTGCAACAATCTGTTTGTTACAATATAGTTTTTTTGGAATAACACCTATCTCTAAGTGAGCTGGTACATCCCAAACTGTCATGTATTTTAATTCGTTTGTTGTAATAGCAGGATCACCCCACTTCTTTAAGCACTGTGCACTTGTTACCATTATTGTTTGGTTTAAAATATATTATATTCTAGAATAACACTATAACCTGGTAGG